AACAAGATCGAGGGGCGCGACAGCACGTCCTACAATGAGGACGGCCTGCGGACGGTGTTCGAGATTTACGCTACGGCGGAGGTCGAGGACGACGTCGGGGCCGCGCCGTACATCATCACGGTGGACAAGTCGTCCTCGCAAGTGCTGGCGATCTATCGGAACTGGGACGAGGACGACGAGAGCCGCGAAGAGCTACAGTGGCTGGTGGAGTTCCCGTTTGTGCCGTGGCGCGGCGCGTATCCCATCGGCATTATCCACATGCTGGGCGGCATCTCTGCCGCCGCGACCGGGTCACTGCGGGCGCTGCTGGACGCGGCGCATATTTCTAACTCGCAGACCATGCTCAAGCTGAAAGGCGGCTCGCGCGGCGGGCAGTCGCTGGATATCCAGCCGACGCAGGTAATGGAGATCGAGGGCGGTCTCAACGTCGACGACATCCGCAAGATCGCCATGCCGCTGCCGTTCAATCAGCCGTCGGCGGTCCTGTTCCAGTTGCTAGGGTTCTTGGTCGACGCCGGTAAGGGCGTCGTCCGCACGACCATGGACAGCATGTCGGACGGGAACCAGAACGTACCTGTCGGCACGACACTGGCCAAGATCGAGCAGGGCATGGTGGTGTTCTCTGCCATCCACGCCCGACTGCACGCCGCCATGGGCCGGATGCTGCGCATCCTGCACCGCCTGAACGGCATGTATCTGGACGACGAGGACGTCGAGGCCGAGATCGGGACCGAGATCGCGTCCCGCAAAGATTTTGACGGGCCGATGGACGTCGTGCCGGTCTCCGACCCGAACATCTTCAGTGAGGCGCAGCGCTTTGCGCAGGTGCAGGCCGTGGCGCAGCGGGCGTCTCTGCTGCCGCAGCTGTACAACCTGCGAAAGGTCGAAGAGCGCATCTTGGCCACCCTGAAAATTCCTGACGCGGCGTCGCTGCTTCAACCGGCCATGACGCCGGTCGAAGAGAACGCGGTGGCGGAGAACGTCAAGGCGGTTATGGGGCGTCCCGTGTTGGCGTTCCCCAAGCAGGACCACATCGCGCACCTGAAGACGCACCTGTCGTTCATGCTGTCGCCCGCCTTGGGCATGAGCCAGCTACTGGCCCCCACGACGCTGCCCGTCTTGCTCAACCACCTCAAGGAGCACATCGCCTTCTGGTACGCCGAAGAGGTCTACAAGACGACGAACGAGGCGGCGGACGGCAGGCTGGACGAGCAGATGCGCGAGACCAAGACCGTGGACGGTAAGCAGGCTCTGGATCGGCTCTCGGCGGAGGCGTCACTGAACGTCGTCCTGATGGCAGACACGGCGCTGGCGTCGCTGCCGCCGGTTATCAAGCAGATCATCGAGATGGTGCAGCAACTGACGCCGCCGCCTCCGATGGACCCCGCCGCACAAGCCGCCATGGCCGACATCCAGATGCGGGGGCAGGTCGAGCAGCAGAAGGCGCAGCTCGCCACGCAGCGCCTGCAACTGGAGGCGCAGACGGGGCAGGCCGACGCGCAAATCCGCGCGCAGACGGCGTCTCAGGCGGCGCAACTCGACGCGCAGCGCCTACAGCTCCAGATGCAGACCGAGCAGGCCAAGCTGCAGATGCAGCAGGTCGATAGTCAGACCAAGGCCCAGCTAGAGCAGGCCAAGCTGCAACTGCAGCAGACGCAGTACCAGACCTCGGCGCAACAGGCGCAGGTCGCGCAGGCGACGTCGGCGCAGACTGAGCAGGCCAAGCTGCAGATGGAGCAGCTCAAGGTGCAGGCGGACGCTGAAGCCGCGCGTCTTGCGCAGCAGGCGGAGATGATGCGGACGCTGGCTGATCTTCAGGCCCGCGTCGCCATGAACAACGCCGACAATCAAACGGCCAAGGAGTTGGCGCTCATGGAATTGCAAAACGCCAACGTCTCTACGGATACCAACCCCTAAAGGAGAACGATTATGCACGGAAAGACCAAACTGCCCCCGCAAGCCGTACCGCTGCACCACCAGATGGCGTCGCCCGCCACGTACGAGGCCACGCGCAAGATGCTGATGTCTAAGGCGTCAACGCTGGGCAAGCGCGGCTCTAAAAACTGCGCATGACGATTGATCAAATCTTGCGGCTGCTGGAGGAGGCGCAGGCCTCTCTTGCAAAAAATGCGCTCCAGCAGCCCCAAGACCGCGATGCCTTCGAGTATGGCCGCACTGTCGGGATGTACGCGGGGCTGGAGCACGCCAAAGACGTCATCGTAAACATGGTGGCTGACAGGGAGCGGAAAGAATACGACTTCTGAGGAGCACAAATGAACGAGTTTGCTAACAACGTAACCTTTAAATACGAGAGTTTGGACGAGGCGTTTCCCTCGTGTGATCCGGGGGTCATGCCCTTCGGCTCGCGCATCTTGATCCAGCTTAAGACGCCAAAGAAAGTGACCAAGGGTGGCATCCTGCTCACGGACGACGTCCGCGAGACGGAGAAGTACAACACCCAAGTTGCCAAGGTGGTGGCCGTCGGAGAACTAGCCTTTAAAAACCGCAACACCATGACGTCGTGGCCCGAGGGCTCATGGGCCGTGGAGGGCGACTACGTGCGCGTGCCGAAATACGGCGGGGATCGTTGGACCGTTTTGGCGGATACCGGCGACGAAGCCCTTTTCGTAATTTTCAATGATCTCGACCTAGTGGGCAAGGTGACCGGCGATCCGCTGGCCATCAAAGCCTTCCTATAAGGCTGAAAGGAGCCGGTCATGGCAGTAGACACACTTTCTGAGACGGACGACGACGAACTCATCATCGTAGAAACGGATACAATCCCGCCCCCGGAGCAGATCAATGCTGAAGATGATACTGATATCGACGACAGCGCTGACGCGGATGACGAGGATGAACGCCTCGTCTCCGGCGATGAAGAGGACGCAGACGACGGCAACCCAAACCGCAAAAAGCGGATCAAGCGCCGACAAGTTGTAAAGCAGGCAAAAGAGAAGACGCTGCAGGAACTGCAGTTCCTGCGCCAGCTGAACGAGGACATGGCGCGGCGTCTTGCGGCGGTCGAGGGCAACGCCCTTAGCTACAACAATGCCCAGCTTGACCAGCGTCTGTCTGACACCCAGCGTGAGGTGCAACAAGCCGAGACCATCATTGCCCGCGCCGTTGAGGCGGGGAACGGTGACGACGTCGCCGTCGCCATGCGGATGCGCGACGAGGCCATGGCTCGGGAGGCGCAGCTCTATTCTGCCAAGACGCAGATTGAGCAGGCGCGCACTCAACCCGCGCCCGTGGACCCCCGCGTTACGTCCCTCGGCCAGCAGTGGATGGAGGCCAACCCTTGGTACGACCCTCGCGGGTCAAACGAGGACAGCGCCGTCACCAATGCCATCGACACTCGGCTGGTGGCGGAGGGTTACAATCCCGCCTCAGTAGCGTACTGGGAGGAGCTTACTCGGCGCGTCTCGGCCCGCATCAACACGGACGATACGCCGCCATCAAGAGATCGGAAACGGGCTCCGCCCATGGGAACTTCTCGCGAACATGTGCCCCCAAGCACTAAAAAAGCAGTGTTCGTGACACCCGATAGAAAACAGGCTATGATCGAGGCTGGTGTTTGGGATGATCCGGTTCGCCGGGCTCAAATGCTTAAGGCGTATCAAGCCTACGACCGTAACCCGCCGCGCTGAAAGGAGTGCAGCTTATGGACATGGACGAACGTCTTAAAAAGGAACTGGGTGCCGGTCGAGGCTCCCGTGCGATGAGTGACCGCGCTGTCACGGAACGCCGGGATATAAGCGATGACGATAGGCTGCAGATGTTCCAACAAGCCTTGTTTAACGACGCACTACCCGATTTGCCAAATCTACCCGGCTATCACTTATGTTGGTTGACGACGACGAACACGCGAGACCCCATCCACCGTCGGATGCAGCTTGGCTACGAACCTGTAAAACCGGAGGAAGTTCCGGGCATGCAGTACGCCACGCTGAAAACGGGTGAATGGAGCGGGTTTATTGCCGTCAATGAGATGCTCGCGTTTAAGCTGCCCATGAGCCTCTATCAGCGGTTCATGCAGGAGGCTCACCACGATGCACCCCTCCGCGAGGAGCAATCTCTCGCAGATCAGTCAGATGCTATTCGTGAGCAACTGATGCGATCAGGAAGCAATGTGACCGAGGGCGATGGACTGTCGGAACTGCGTCAATCCAACCCCGCGCGTGGCGTCTTCACGGACTAGCGCGCATCCTTTAGCTTTTCGAGGTGAGACAATGTCTGCGTCTTCAACCCCGTTCGGCCTGCGTCCCGACTACAGCCCAAGCGGTGTGGTGCGCCCCACCGCCTACAGTGTTCTTACGGGATACGCGGCGAACCTTTTTCAGAACCAGCCGGTTAAGATCGGCACCGACGGCACGCTTCAAGCTGCCGCTGTCGGCAATCGGTTTATCGGCACCTTCCAAGGCGTCGAGTTCACCGATACCGATGGTCGTCGTCGGGTGTCCAACAAGTGGACGGCCTCTACGGCGGCTACGGACATCGTGGCCTACGCCACGCTGGACCCCTCTATCGTTTACGAAATCCAAGCAGATGCTACCTTGGCCGTGACCGATATTGGTTCGCAGTATGACTTTACGACCATCACTGCCGGAAACACCACCACGGGCCTTAGTGCCATGATGCTGGGTGTCTCCACCACCGCCGCAAATGCCAGCATGCGCGTGATCGGGCTCACCCCCGGTCCCGATAACGCATGGGGCGATGCATTCCCAATCGTTCAGGTCCAGATCAGCGAACACCAAAATGTCGCTGATGTGGCCGGTTACTAGGGAGGGTTTGAACCATGGCTTCTCCTATGCGTTCAACGGACTTCAGGTCCATTGTCGAACCGATCTTGAACGAAGAGTTCAACGGTATCTATGACCAGCGTGCAGACGAGTGGTCGCAGGTCTTCAAGGAGTTCACGGGTATCCCGCGCAACTACCACGAAGAGCCTGTGCTGTTCGGCTTCGGCGCTGCTCCCGAGCTGCCCGACGGCATGCCCGTCACCTACAACTCAGGTGGCGTGCTGTTCATCCAGCGTTACATCTACCGCGTCTACGGTCTGGCTTTCGCCCTGACCAAAGTGCTGGTGGAAGACGGCGATCACATTCGAATTGGCCAAACCTATTCGCGTCACCTCGCCCAGTCGCTGATTGAGACCAAGGAAACCCTTGGTGCCAACATCATCAACCGCGCGTTTAACTCCGCCTATCCCGGCGGCGACGGCGTGCAACTGGTGGTCAGTACGCACCCGGTTGTCAGTGGCACGCAATCCAACGTGTTGGCTACCGCCGCCAACCTCTCGCAGACCTCGCTTGAGCAACTGCTCATTCAGGTCCGCAATGCGGCGGACAACAACGGCAAGCGCATCCGCCTGACCCCGAAGA